TTATAAGGTGGGTCAGTAAACACCATGTCAGGTTTATTGCCATCCATCAGTTTATCAACTGCATCAATGCTGGTACTGTCGCCACAAAGTAGGCGATGATCACCTAATATCCACAGATCACCCAATTTCGTTGTAGGTTCTTCTGGTAGGTCTGGCACAGCATCTTCATCGGTTAAACCTTCATTAACCAGAGAAAGCAAGCCAGCCAGTTCATCGTTATTTAACCCAGTGAGAGAAAGATCAAATGATAAATCATGAAGATCAGTTAATTCTAATTTCAATAAATCCATGTCCCATTCAGCTTCTTGTGCAGATCGATTATCCATAATTCGGAAACCTTTCTTCTGTGCTTCACTCAGACCATCAGCAATGTGTATTGGAACCTCTTTTAAATTCAGTTTTTTTGCAGCCTCAAGCCTTGTATGTCCAGCAAGTATAATCATATCTTCATCAACAACTATGGGCTGTCTGAAGCCATACTCATCAATACTTTTTGCAACTTTTTCGATGGCTTTTTTGTTTTTTCTTGGGTTTTTTTCGTAAGGCTTTATTTTTTCAATATTTAAATTTTCAATTTTCATTTTTTTGTTTCTCTAAATTATTTCGGTTCGGACATGTTCAATATTTTTTAGTGTCTAGTAAAAAATCGCGATCGGAAACCTTCGGTCTCTTAAACCTCAGAAAGAACCTAGAAGCCCCAGAAACAGTGGTTTTCAGAAAGATTATTATTTGGTTGTTATTAGTTTGTTCCATTCTCTCGTTAGCATCTTATCGAACACGCTTTCAACAACACCGAATCCGATTTTGTAATATGGGAACTTCGGTCTGTATGTTTGATCCTTAATCACAAACTGGACTGTCCTGGTTTTGTGTCCGACTCTGCCTTTGGTTCTATAAATATTAGTTCGACCGCCTTTGCCTTTGCCAAAGTGATCACCTTTTGTTTTTATTAATCCACTTCTTTTTCCTTTGATGTTTCCATACTGGTTAAGCCGACCAGCTGACATCACATTGGTCATCACAGGAACAGCGGTATCTTTTAAGATCCCACCTTCGATCTGATACCAGAGATACTTCGCCTGGATTGGCGCAATAAACATTTTGACTTCTGGCTTAATCTCAGTTGCACCTACAAACCTAAACCCATTCAATGTGAACTTGGTTGGCTCATTTAGGTATCTTGGCAGCTGCGCTTTCTCAGCATCGTTGACTTTAAATGCAGTCTTGTTCAATGCATTCTTTGTGATCTTTGGCATCTTCTTTGACTGTCTCATCAGCCAGGTTGTCGCTTCTTTGATGTTGTTATCGACCTGTATCTGCATTATTTATTCCATAGATTATTAAACTTTCCTTTGAAGGTCAGCCCATGTTGTTTCGCCCATCGCCTAACAGTTGTTGGTGAGGTGTCCAATTGTCTTGCAGTTTCATAACTTGATTTGCCAGATTCAACTGACTCAATCAAGATACAAACTATTTCCTTCTTGTTTTTCTTCTGCATCTTTTAATAATTGTTGATCTCTTGTTTTACTCTTTTCAATTTTCATTTCTCCTAATACATGACCGATATCTGCATAACCAGCAGCATCAACCCATGAATCCAGGTGTGTTGAATTGTTGAATGCTCTCAATCCTTTCATGCAAACAAACATAGCCACGCATTCTTCCTTAGATATTTTTTGTCCTGGTTCCAACTTTTGTTTCATTAGTCCAGTCCAAACTAAACTCAGCTGCTCAAAAAAATCAGCTGGGATTCCATAGTGATATCCTCTTTCTTTTATTACCTTATCGGTGTCAATGCTCATTCCTATCTCTCCATTCTATTTTGATACCTCGCCTGGTTAATTCGTTGATGCATTTATGCACAATCTTTGGCTTGGCATTGGGTGAATTTATATAATCAAACAAATCTTTCTTGGGTGTTGCCTTCATATAGTTATAAGTGATCGTGGTCTTTCCAGTTCTTCGATCATATGTTTCTTCGGTTTCTCTGAATTTGGTTGGCATATCGTTTTTCATAGCAGAAACCATGCTGCTGTGTAGCATAATATCCGTAAGTTGTTGTATTTTTTATTCATAATAATTTATTTTCCTCATGAGTTCATCAAATGATTGTTTCTGTGTTTCTTTTGTGAACTCATAATCTTTGATCATGTAACTGTCTTTGCTGCCATTGTTGAGATCAAAAAGCATCAATTGTAGATCAGAAGCCACCATACAAAAGATAGGCACGTCAAAAGTGGAGTAGGCTCGACCACGTTTAAAAAAACTGAATCGATATCTGTTGTCCTTTCTGTTTGACTCATTCAATGCTTTCTGTGTTTTGACCTGAACCCCATAAAAGAAATTTTTATCGGGATTGTAAATTAGCAAATCTCGTCTGGATGGTGTCATGGGTCGATAAACATTCATGCCACGAAAAGCCAAGTAAGATGCACACAATAACTCGCCAGCTGTTCCAGTTAGATATCGAATATCAGGCATCAGATGATCTCATCGTTTGGAGTGCAGCCATCGATGTCTTTTTGGGTCGTTGGTTTCATCTCAATGATCTCGACATGACCGAATTCAGGTAACATTTTCAATTTAGCCTTGAATCCTTCTGTGTTCATGGCAATCAATTCCCTGACTGAGTAATACAATGTTTTGGGTTCGTTATGACTCATAGCACATGCAGCTGGTAATCCGTTTTCTGATAAAGCCACAAATATCTTCCAGTCCTCATATCCTTCAACCGGGCATTGCACTTGCCAAACGTCTTTGGGTAATTCTTTGAAGCCTCGATCCAATGCATTCTGTTCAATTGCTTTTAAGCCTCTGATGTAAGCCGAACTGATTTCATACATCTTTTCATATTTCGTTGTACTGATGATTCCATTCATCAAATGTTCCTGTTTCATCCACCTAGATAATAAATCCTTATCGATGCATTTCAGTAAACGATCAAAACCCCAACGTCTTGACACGTCAAACTTGAGTTTGATTGCCTCTGCTCTTTTTTCTTCCGCTTGGATAGAAAAGTGGGGTCTGGCTGGAATATTCTTAGACACGATAGAAATAGAAGTTTTCTACATTTGGCTCGCTAGAAAGATAGAACCCTATAGGGTTCTTCTATCTATTCTAGCGTTTTTGCCAAAAATGCATTTCATTAATTCTAGTTTTTCTAGTTTTTCTATAATTTTTTCTAGCAAGCTTTAAAGACACTTTTATTAGCCTAAAAACATAAAATATCTTCTTAAAATTGCTGTGCATCTGTTGGTTTATATCCAATTTCTTCATCTCCTTCTATTACCTCATTATTAATTAATCCGTTTAGTGCTGATTTCAAAGAATCCGATGGATTTGTGCCTTTGAAAATGTTTTCTTTTGAATATTTAAATAATTCGAAATATGACACTCTGATACCAGAGATGTCCTTGCCCGTATTTCTTGCTTCACTGACTTTATTGTTATAAATCTCATCAATCGCTTCTTTCACTGGTTTTTGTGCTACACCCAGTTTTTTCAATTTTTTCTTAGGCACATAATTGACTTCTTTCAATGCCCCTGATGTTGTCGGCAATCCATCCTCATCTTGCATTTCAATCAACTCGACTTCTTGGAACTGGAATCGTTTTGGTGGCATCGGCTTCCCATCTTTGATTAAAGTCTGCTCAAAATCCAAAATCATCGTATGTTCTTCATGATCTTCCCTAGTCACCTGATACGACCAATCGACAGCAGCTGGTAAAACCGATGACCCTCTGGCTCTGGTTGCTGCCTCATGACCTGTGTGATGCACCAAGACAATGGCTGATCCAAATTCTTCTCTTAAATAACGATCTATTGATGCCACAAAGCGATTCATGTCTTCTGTGCTGTTTTCATTGCCAGCACCGAAGTTTCTTGCCAATGTATCGATAAATATTGCAGCTGGTTTATCACCATAATGATCTTGCAATGCCAATATCTCATCTCTTAACAATATCGCCTCATCGTCATTCAATAACTGTGCGCCTCGATTAGAGAAATGAAAGCCTGATTTGTGTAAATCATAACCATGTAACTTTTGCCACGATAAAAGCCTTCTGCCGATCCCTCTTTGACCCTCACCAGCAAGATACACCACAAAGCCTTTATTGGTTTTATGGTCATACCAAGGAATACCGAGTGATATGGATGCTGCCATGCTAATCGATACAAACGATTTACCAGCCTTCGCAGTGCCATAGAGTAGGGTGAGAGAATCTTTTTCCAGGACACCTTTAATAGCCCAATCAGGTGGTTTGATATTCGTCATTGCATCTTTGGCATGAATCAGCCTAATTCGTCTTGGATCGACTGGTGGCTTTTCTGGAACATATGGATTTTCCATAGCATATTCATATAAATTGATTTCCCAATCCAAATGATCAGCCAGATCATCTTTGTCATTCCAGGTGTTCGGATTTTTAACCACTGTCACTTCTTTATGATGAGACTCAAGAATTGATTTGATTCCGAGTGCTGCTTTATATCCAGCTTCATCGTTGTCAGGATAAATAAATGCTCTGTCTTGTTTAATGACCGACCAATCGGATTTGTCATAGCTATTTGAACCACCATGCCAGGTCACAATCTTTCCTGGGTACATTTTAGCCTTCGATACTTCCTCAAATGCTTTTTCACCTTCGACCACCAGGATCGGAAGTCTCTCGCTTCCTTCACTGATAAAAAGTGGCATATCGCCTTCTGGTCTACCTAAGAACCAAAGATCGCCTTTTTTGTGATAGGGTCGAATCTTTTTGTCTCGCCATCTAGCAATCAACAAAGATGCATCGTGGCTAAACGATATGTATTCGCATTCTTTGGTTATTTGTCTCATTTGATCAGCTGTAAAGGACTCAGCTGTGTTGTTTGTTTGCTTCATAATTCCATTTGTTTTGATAACTGGTCTGATGGGTTGATCTAGGTTCAAACTGTTTAAAAAGCCACTTACATCAGCCCCATGATATTCACGAATAAGATCCACCATTCCACCAGAAATGCCTGTCTCCCAATTGATAAAAGTTCCCTTCCTGATGTTGACTGAAAGGCTGCCTTTCTTACCCCATTTCAACTCATCATTGGTCGATAACTTCTGATTGAAGTCATCTTGAGACAATAAAGCCAGTGCGATTGTCCTGGAATGTTTTTGTAAATCTATGCTCATTAAAATAATACCTCTTGCACATTCTTCTGCGCAGCTTCCAATCTGGCACTAGCAATATCAAAATACTCTCGCTCCATTTCAATTCCTATAAACCTAAACCCTTCCAGTAATGCACCTTTTCCTGTACTGCCACTGCCCATAAAAGGATCGAGAATAACACCACCTTTCGGTGTGACTAGGCGACACAGATAGCGCATCAACTCTGTTGGCTTGACTGTTGGATGATTGTTGCCAACCTCTCGATCTTGCTTACTTGTTTTCGCACAATAGAAATAGCGTGATTTATCACCGAATACATCTTGCACCACATCAGAACCATCGTGCATGACATTGGATGGGAATCTTCCTATGTGTTCCCCACCTCTATAATCTTTACTTTGTGGAACAATCGGTGTTGAGCCACTCATCGTTCCTTTGCCATGTGTTTTTATAATTTCATCACCAACCCGACATCCATCTATATTAATCCCACCTGTACCATGCTCTAACACATTCTCTGCCACACTGCCTTTAAAAGGTTTCCTCGCCATGACAATCGGCTCATGTGCTGGCTTGAGTGCTGTTCCCCAGCCTTCGTATTCCTCTGCCTTCTTACCTATGTTGTGCGACTTGGGAAAGCCACTACCATAGAGCCACATCAACTGATCTCGTATCTCAAACCCAGCATCTTCAATGGGGATAACCCCACGATGATAAGTGCGTGAGCCAAAGAAAGATAACAGGTGTCCACCTTGCTTAATGGGTTGATATACCTTTTCCCATAACTCCTTTTGTGGCACATCATAATCCCATTGCTTGCCCATAAATGACAAGCCATAAGGGGGATCGGTGACTACTGCATCAACACATTTTATCTCTGACAATATTTCGTTGCTATCGCCTAGATAGAGTATTGCGTTTCCGATAATCTTTTTTATTATGCTCATAATTCAGAGCAGATAGCAGAAGAAA